CTCGGCATCCGAGTGCGTGATCTTCACCCACACGCCGCCGCGAACGCCGGCGAGGAGCTCGGGGATCACCTGGTTCTGAAACGAACGCCCGCCGAAGCGCATCGTTGCGGCGAACGTCTGCGTGCCGCGGGGGTTCGGGTTGCGCTCGACGCGGATCAGCGCTGCGCTCTTGCCCCACACGTAGTCGCTCGCAACGGTCGCGCCCTCGTTCTGCGTCGCGTACTTGGCCTTGCCGACGATCACCGCGTCGAGCCCAAGGGCGCGGGCGACGAACTCCGCGTCGACCAGCGCGGGCGTCGCGCCGAGCGACGTGCCCGCGCGGCCGGTGATGTACCGGATCACGTTCGGGTTGTTCCTGAACGCGTTCCACACAAGCTCGCCCATGACGAGCACGTTCGTGCGAGAGAACACCGCCGCTTGCGCGTCTTGGATCGCCTTGATCGGGTCCGAGGCCGAGTTGTCCCAGCGACCCGTGCCCGAAAGCGCCGTGGTGTTGGAGCCGTAGTTGCTCGCCCCGAACACAACCGACGCGACGCGAACCTCGCGGGCGAGGTTGAGCGCGTTCGTCAGGATGTCGGCCGACATCATGCGCGGCTGGAGCGGCGCGTCGGCGTTCGCCTCTTCGTCGGCGCTCACGAAGTCGATGAGGCCGTAGTCGCTCACGTTGTAGAGCGAGTTGCCGAGCGAGTACGGGAACTCGCCGGGGCGTCCGCGGTTGCCCGCCATTGCCGTGCGCGCGAGCGTCTGCATCGTCTCGATGGGCAAGCCGAAGTACTTGTCCGAGCGCTTGCCCACGGGCACGACAGGCATCACATCGTCCGCGATGTACTCGCGGTTCTCGTAGCGCACGAGCAGGTTCGGCATCGCCGACGGGATGTGCACCGCGTCGGGTGCGAGGCCGAACAGCGCGGGGCGCCCGGTGATGCTCGCGAGGTGCGCTTCGAGCGCCTTGTCGCTGAAGTTCGCCTGGTGCGCGAGACCGAGGTAGCGCGAGCCGGCCTCGGCGGGCAGACCACGCGTCGAGAGGATGTGCGCCTGAGCGCTCATCAGCATGGGGGAAGTCATGGCTGTGTCTCCTGGGGGATCAGGGCATCAGCCCTGGAACGAGAACGGGTTGACGAGCACGAGGCCGGGCGTTCCGCCCGAGGCCGTGATCGCTTGCAGCGCGGTCCCGACGCACATCGTGTTGGTGCCGGCGCTCGGCGCGGCGTTCTTGCCGAGGCCCGTGGCGCCGTGGATGGCGACGTTCTCGCCGATCGAGATGTCGGTGCCCGCCACGAGCAGTGCCGGGCCAGCGATCACCACGCGCACGGCGTTGGTGGCCGTCGCAGCTTCGAGGGCGATGCCCACGACGCCCTTGGTGCGGTCGGCCCCCGCGGGCAGAGCAACCTCGCCGAGGGCCGCGCCCACGACGACGATCGAGTTGGCCGTGACGCCACCAGAGCCGGCGGTGAACGAGCGAACGACCGCGGGCTGCCCCTGCGGGAGCAGCAGGACCGCGAGGCGGTCGCCGTCAGCGGCAGCAGCCTCCATCGCGAGGCCCACGATGGTGGCGCCCGAGCCGCTGGTGAGACCGAGGGCCTTCACCTTGCCCGTGGCGCCCGCGACGGTGACGAGCGAGCCGCGGGTGATCGCCGCACTGGCGATCGCCGGGTAAACGCCCGAGGTCACCACGTCGAGGGTGGCGCCGCTCGTCGTCGACGGCGGGGTCTTGGCGAAGCCGATGACGGGCAGCGTGGTATCCGCCCCGGCGGGCAGGGCCACCTTGTCGTCGGCGGTGCCCATCACGAGCACCGCGCCGTCGTTGACGGACGCGCTCTCGCAGACGAGCGGGAGGATCTGGTTCGGCTGTCGAAGTGCGGTTGCCATGGCGGGTCAGCTCCGGGGGGCGCCAGCGAGGCGCGAGAGGGCGCCCGCGACCTGCGCAGCACGGAGCTGGCGCGAGGCTTCGAGGAGCGCGGTGGTGGTCGTGAGTTCGTTCGGCCGCTCGGAGAGCAGCTTCTTGGCGAGCTCGGTGGCCTGCTCGCTGTGGTCGGCCTCGGCGCGCGTCGGGTCCGCGGCCTCGGAGGGCGCGCTCTCGGGCGTCACGCGCGAGGTGAGCAGCGTCGTCTCGTCGGCCGTGGTCGGCGCCGGGGTAGGCTCGATGGGCGCGGCGGCGGGCTTCTCGGCGTCTGCCGGGAAGAACGCATCGAAGGTCGCGCGGTCGCTCATGCAGAGCGCGAGGGCCTTCGCGCGCGGCTCGCCCTCGAGCGACTTGCTCGCGGTGCGCGACGCGAGCACGGCGTCAGCCGCGTCGGTCGCGCGCTTCGCCTCGGCGGCCTCGAGCGCGCGGAGGCGGGTCATCAGCTCTTCGACCTTCGCGATGATGGCGAGCTCGTCGGCGTCGCCCTCCATCGAGAAGAGCGCTCGCATCTTCACGAGGTTCTCTTCGTTCATTGCCTTGGCCTTTTGAGGGCCGACGGCCCCCGGGATGTGCACCGCGTCGGGTGCGAGGGAGCTACGGATGGCCGTCTCGCTCGCGACGAGCGGGGCCATGCCGTCGAGAAACGGGTGGTTGGTCAGTCCCGCACTCGTCATGCGCGCGCCGATCGGCTGGCCGCTCTCGCGGTCGATCGCGTCGAACACGACGGCGGGCGAGAGGTAGCGGTAGCGGCTCGCGCGGACGTACTCGACGGCCTGCGGGTCGACCCACTCGATGAGCCCCCACAGACCGTCTCCGCGCTGCTCCATCGCGACGATCCAGCCCGCCGCAGGCACGCCGTTCTGGGCGGTGCCCGCGGGCAACGTCTCGCTCGCGTGCTCGTAGTCGAGCGGGATGCGCCCGTTGCGCAGCGCCGAGAAGTTCGCGCAGATCTGCGCGAAGCATTCTGCGGTGAACGCGAACTCCCCTTGCGGGTGTCCGCGGAACTCGCCGAGACGCGCGAGTTGGTTCCAGGTCCGCGACAGCGGCTCGGACGCCGCGCGCAGGAGCACCGTCGGGCAGCGCGTGGGCGCTGCCGCGTCGTCGTAAAGATGGGTCATGGCTACTCGTCGAGCGGCTTGGTGGGCGCGTCGTTGCGAGCCGCGCCGGGCTCGCCTTGTGCGCTGGCGTCAGGCTCGGGTTCGGCGGTCGCGCCGCCGAAGGTCTGCGCGCCCTCTTCGGGTTCGGGGAGCGAGAGACTCTTGCGCGCGTAGGCCGCGTCCATCGGCAGCCTCGCTTGCGCGAGCTTGAGGTACCGGCCCGCGATCGCGTCGAGCGACTCCTTGGGGTCCGTCGCGAACGCGATCTCAGGCACCGGCGCGCGGTCGCCCCAGGTGCGCTGCACCATCGGGCGCAGCAAGTCGCGGCGCAGCGTCGCCCCGAGCGAGCGAGCGTCGGCCCGCGCGAGCATCAAGCGCACGTCGTCGTGCACCTGGCCGAGCGCGCGGTTGCCACCAGCTTCGCCAACCTCGGTGGTCAGCGTCTCGCCGAGGACGGCCTTCGACATCTCGGAGTTGCAGAGCAACACGAGACGGTCGTGCACCTTGTTGTCGCTCGGAGTGCCGAGCACTTGGAGCTTGGTCGAGTCGGGGATGACCGCCGAGACGGCCGACGACATGCGCTCGAGCATCGCCTCGAGCACGCGCACGTCTTCGTCGACGGCGCGGGCGCCACCGTTGGGATCAGTGCCCGTCGAGTACGTGCCGATGCGCAGCCCACGCCCCGCCCACTCGGCGAACGCGAGGAAGTCGCGGATGCCGAAGCGCTTGAACGTCGAGGGCCAGCACACCGTGCGGCCGAGGCCCTCGCGCGTCGGGTACGTGCCGCGCACGCGCGGTGCGTGAACGACGAACTTGCCCGCGGGGAACGAGTCGAGCGGAATGCCGGGGAAGCGACCGAACGCGCTGTCGCCGCCGTTCGCGGGGTACTGCATCCCCGGCGCGGTGCCGCTCGCGTCCCACAGGTGCAGCCGCCAATCCGTCGCGTAGGCGAAGCGGCGCGGGTGCACGAACGAGAGCGCGTTGGGCATCCAGTAGCGCCCTTCGCGCCGCCAGACGACCTCCATGCCCGCGCGTCCGTGGTACGCGGCGCCCATCAGATCCGCGAGCGCGTCGGGGAACGAGCGCTCCGTGCCGCCGGGCGCGGCCTCGATCTCGCGCAAGCGCTCGGCGCACCACTTGGCGATGTACGTGCCGCGGGTGCCAGCGCCTTGCGGGGGCCGCAGCTCCCACTCGGCGCCCGCGACGGCCTGCTCGCGCTTGGCGAGCACGCTGTGCAAGTGCGTGTCGCGCTCGCGCAGCTCGTCGAGCATGTCTGCGAGCGCCCACAGGTAGCCCTGATCGGCTGCCGCGAGCACGGTGGTCACCGACTGCGGCGTGAGCGCCGCGCCGTAGACCTTCGCGAAGCGGTCGTTGAAGGGCGCGTCTGCGACGATTCGCGCGAGCGCGCCGATGCCGAGGACGCTCACCAGCCGGCCCCGCGGTCGGCGTTGCCCACGAGGCGCGGGGTCGTCACGACGCCCGAGCGACCCGCGAGGAAGTTCACCGCGCCCGAGAGCGCGTCAACCTGATCGTCGTGCCCGCCCTCGGGGAAGGCTTCGAGCTCCCCGAACAGCGTCGTGCGCCACGCGCCCTCGGCGCAGTAGATCTTGCCCGCCTCGGCCTGGGCGCTCGCCGGGAGCGCGCGCGTCACCTTGTCGCCCGTCGGCCGCACGAAGCGGAACGGCAGCCCGCGCAGGAGACGCGCGTACGCATCGACCTCCGCGACGCCGGCCTGTCCGGGGTCTTGCTCGAGCACTTGGGTCACGTCGGGTTCGGTTTCGGCGATGCCACGAATGCGCGTCTGCACCTGCGATGGCGTGCCCCGCAGACGCTCAACGTCTTCGATCAAGAACGCGGTGCCGTCGGACGCCATGCGCAGCCCCACGGTCCAGTCGCCCGTCGGGCTCGCCGCGCGGTCCCAATAGCGACAGCGCGTGATGCGCTCACCGAGGCGGCCCGCGCGGAACCAATCGCGCTTGAAGTACAGACCGGCGGCAGGCCTCGCGAGCCAATCGCCCGAGAGCAACTGCGCGCGTCGAAGCGGGTCGAGCTGGAGCAGCGCCGCCCGGTATTCCGGGGTGACGTGCGGGTTGTCCTCGAGCCTCGCCGGAACGACCGTGCGCGAGAGCGCGTCGGGCGTGCCGCGCGCAACCTCGTCGTCGCCCGTGTACCAGCGAAGGCGTCCCGACTCGGACGGCCGCGGGTGCTTCGGGTCAAGCCACGCAGCGAAGCGCGCGAAGACCCACTCGTGCCCAGGGCCGCCGGGGTTCGTCGTGGCGCGCGTCGCACGCGGGAGCGTGGGGTCGGTGCCGCGAATGCGCGCGCGTATCGCGCGGTATTGCTTCTCGGTGAAGTGCGTCAGCTCGTCGAAGACGACGAGGTGAAACTCTTGACCGTCGAAGCGCGAGACATCGGTCTCGTGCTCGCAGTGCGTGAACCACACGCGCGCGCCGCTCGGGAACCGCCACGTCCCCGTGGTGAGGTTGAGCTTCGCGCCGAGGGCCGGATACAGCGCCTCGGTCTTGGAGATCAGGTCGCGCAGCTGCGTCGTGTCGCGACGCAGAACGAGCGCGTTGAAGCGCGGGTTGTCGACCCAGCGCAGCGGCAGCGCGACGACCGCGGCACTCTTCCCGCCGCCAGCCGCGCCACCGTAGAGCGCTTCGTCAGCCGGACTTGAGAGAAAGAGTGCCTGTGCCTGCGTCGGCGACCAGAGGATCGTCTGCGAGGGCTGCGGCATCGGTGATCTGCGGGAGCACCACGACGCGCGCGGTGACTTCGTGCTGCATGGGCGAGCCGTCAGGTCCCGAGTGCTCGAGCCGAGTGCGCCGGCCGTATCGGTCGGGAAACTTGCGCTCAAGTCGCCATGCTGCGGCGGTCCACTCGGTCTCTGCTGCTTTGCCGATCAGCGCGAGGTCTCGCATTTCGGCGAGCGCCTGTGCCTCTTCGATCGCCTCGGCGAACGCGGCGAAGGGCCCCTCATCGGCGGCACCGCGCTTGAGCCACGCGTACAGCGTGACCTTCGAAACTCCAGCCGCCGCCGCCGCGGTCTCGACGTACGCGCCCGCACGCACGAAGCCGGCGATGCGCTCTTGCAGCTTGGGCGTTAGCTTTGTGGGGCGTGGCATAGCTTCGGGGTCAGCCCGAGCGCGGCGAGGCGCTCTAGCGCGACCGCGACGTACTTCGGCTCGAGCTCCATCGCGAAGCAGCGGCGCCCGATCTGCTCGGCCGCGATGAGCTGCGAGCCGCTGCCGGAGAACGGCTCGGCAACCACGTCGCCCTCGGCGGTGTGGTTGCGCATGGGGATCGCGTAGAGTTCGAGCGGCTTCTGCATCGGGTGCATGTAGTCGGCCTGCTTCACACGCGAGACGTCCCACGTCGTGGTCTGCGCCCGGCCGCCGTGCCAGCGGTGCTTCTCGCCCTTGAAGAATCCGTACCAACAAACCTCATGCTTCCGCTGGTAGTCGGCCTGGCCGAGCACGAGGCAGTTCTTCACCCACACGATCTGCGACTGGACGTGCACCCCGGCGTCGAGCATCGATCGGTAGAGCGCGTGGCCTTCGGCGAGAGATGGAGACCAGACGTAAAACGCGGAATCGCGCTCGACGAATGGGAGCCAAGACCGCCACACATCTGCGGTCCACGCCTGGAGATCGACGCCAGTGCGATCATCGCCGGCGATCGGAGCCCACGCCTTCGCTTTGGGGTTGTGGTTCTTCGTTCCGAACCCCACGCCGTACGGCGGGTCCGTCGAGAGCAACTTCGCCTTCGGCGAGCCCGCGAACAGTCGAGCGATTGCCGCGGCGTCTGAGCTGTCGCCGCACATCAGCCGGTGCGTGCCGGCAGCGCCCGCGATCTCCCGCAGCTGTCCCATCGTAGTGCCCCACTTCTCGCGGAGCGCGTCGGCCTCGTCGATCGGAGCCGCGTCATCGGTGGTCGGCGATACCTCGAGCGACGGCGCGACGTATGGCTCGCGCTCGGGCTCGGTTTCGCCGCTCTCGCTCATCTCGCGCGCACGGATCGCATCGTCGCCCGCGCTCTTGAGCAGCGTGTCGATGTCAGCGTCGCCCCAGCCTGCGACCAGCGCAGCGTCCGTGCCTTGCTGTCGCAGGTCCCCGAGCAGGTCGAGCAGCTTCGCGCTGTCCCACGCGGCGAACTCACCGAGGCGGTTGTCCGCGAGCGCGAGCAGATGCGCGTCTGCGGGGTCGAGGTCGAGATAGCGCACCGGGACGCGATCGAGCCCCAGCTTCTTTGCTGCCTCGTAGCGCGTGTGCCCCGCGATGATCTCGCCGTCGGCCTTGCGCGCGACGATGGGGGCTCCGAAGCCAAACCGCTTGATGCTCGCGGCAATCTTCGCGATGGCCTTCGCGTTCTCGCGCGGGTTCTTCGCCCACGGCTTGAGCGCATCGAGCGCGACCCACTCGGCGGCGGGCTCGTTTTCTGTGCGTTCAGAAACGCGCTTCACGTCAGTTCGCCTGGCGACCCGTGCGGATCGCGGCTTCGAGCTCGCCGGGTGACCTGCACACGACGACGGGCCAGCCCTCGCCGCGGCAGTACCGCACGGCGTTGCCGAGCCGGAACTCAGGGCGCGCGTAGGCGTGCACGTCGGAGCGCACTTGCGTCTCGCGCTCGTGCAGGATCGCGAGCACTTCGAGGTTGTCGTCGGGGGAGCGCTTCATCGTCTCGGCATCCCGCAGTAGCAGTCCGCGAACGCGCGCCCGCAGTGCGGGCAACGGGGCGTGAGGCGAGCAGCAGCGCGACGCTCGGCGCGGTTGCGCGGCGCGGGCGCGAGCGAGCGCAGCACGTCGACGATCCGCGAGACGTACACGGTGCTGCTGGGGGAGATGGTCTCCATGGTCGATCGAGCCCGCGCTCTCCTTGCGCTGTGCGCGAGAGCGGGGCGGTAGAGGTGCCCCTTGGGCCTCACCGGACAGGGGCGCGTCCGCTGGTGTCGCCAGCGCGTGAGGTCCTTCGAAAGCCCCGCCAGTGCCGCAGCACGGCGGGGAGGATTGGCCCCGCGGGTCGGATTCGAACCGACGACCTCTCGCGCGTCAGAGGACAGCGCGAGCGCTCTACCACCGAGCTACCTTGGGATGGGGCGCGGTCAGTTGCTCAGGTGCTTCGCGAGCCGGTCCCACGTCCGCGCGAACTGGCGCGGCGAGAGCAGCCCCGAGGCCTTCGCGGCACGTCGCAGCGCGAGCAGCGAGACGCCAAGCCTGCGAGAGGCCACGCCCGCGTACTCCAGCCCCGCGAGGCCCGCGCAGGCGTCGCAGCACGGGTCGCCGTCCTCGTCGACCTGTCCGACGACGCAGCGCCGGTTGCACCACGCACAGGCGCTCACGCAGCCTCCGCAACGCCGTGAGGGCTCGGCAGCTCGCACGCGAGCCAGCGGGCCGGGAGGTCCGCGGAGACGCGGTACGAGACACCACCGCGGCCCGGTGAGGGGACGGTGCGGACGCCTGCCACGCCGAGCGCGTGCCACCCAGCGAGCCACCTACGCACGGTGCGCGGCGGCTTCTGGATCGCGAGTGCGAGCTCGTCTGCGGTCAGGTCGTCGCCTTGCGGGCACGACGTATCCACGGACGACTACACGGTAGCGTGGCCAAACTCTCCCGTCAAGGAATGCGAGTTGACAGTGGCCGCGAAGCGGATACGCGCGGGCACGCAGGGCCGCGGCCGCGCGCAACCGTCACCCCTCCCACTCCCTCACCGCAGCCTCCAACGCCGCCTGCCCCACGCGCTCCATCGCCGCGAGCGCCGGTGCTGCGTCCCGCGTCGCGAGCTTGATCCGCCACGTCGCGTGGTGCTCGCGCGACAGGTGCCACCCGAGCGCTTGCTGCATGGTCACCACGCGCCCTTCGACCCGCTCGACCACGCCCTGCGAGAGCACGGGGTCGGCGCTCCCGCGGACGGTGCCCACGGGCTCGTACCCGTCGCCGCGCACCGTGCCCGCGACGATCAGCGCCCTGGCACGGTGCCCGGGGTGCGCATCGAGCTGGCGGTACCGCGTGAGCGCCGCGAGTGTGCTCGGCGGGGTGCGCGTCGGTTGCGGCTCGGGCACGACGTGAGCGCCAGCGCCCTTGGTGCCCCGGTTGCCCGTACCGAAGACGCCGCTGGACGCGACCTCGAGCGCGACAGCGGTGTTGCTCCGCGGCCCCGGCGCGTGGGCGAAGTGGTCGCGCAGGGCGATCAGGTCGCGCAACATGCCCGTGAGCCCCACGCGGTGCGTGAGCACGGGCCGCGCGTAGAGCTGGGCGCCGCAGTCGCCGCACGTTGCGGGTACCTCGCCTGCGTCGCGCAGGGAGACGCACTGGCGGCAGTGGGGGATGGGGGCGGCTTCCATCAGTTCGCCTCCTCCAGCGCCACACCGTTGCGCTTCGCGGTCTCGCGCCGAATCTGCGTCCACTCACGCTCGGCCAGCGCGCGCTCCGCTTTACGTTCGGCTGCCTCGCGGTCCCACTCGCGGTTCTTCTTGAACCACCACCACGCCATGTACGGCAGGAAGAGCACCGCGAAAGCAGCGCCCACGATCGACCCGATCAGGTCTACCCACGCCTTCACTTGAGCCATCGCCTCACGCTCCCTTCGTCCACTGCTTCGCCGCCTCGTCGCACGCGCGCTCCGCGGCCTGCCACGTCTCCTGCCCCGGCTGCCATTGCACCTCTCCACGCACGACGCACTCGCCGCCCACGTAGAGCGACCACCCGCCTACGTCCCGCGAGACGCCCGCGTTGCCCATGACACCCGGCGCGTACTCGCGCTCGCTGCCGTAGCCCACGAGGTGCCACTGCGTGCGGTCGACGCCGGTGCAGTCGCAGGTCACGGCCAGCCTCGCAGCAGGGCGTGCTCTGCCTTCGTCGCAGCATCAGCCGCTTGTTGGTACTCAGCGCCGGTCGAGTCGGGGTCGTGAACGACGCCGTGAAGGCACTCGACCGCGGCCCGCAAGTCTCTCGCGAGCCTCGCGTCGATGCCCTCGGCCCACGCGGCAGCGCGCTTCGCGAGCGCGACCAGCACCCACGCGACAGCCGCGGCGTCGCAGGCTTCCTGGGCGTCGGCTTCGGCGGGGCACAGCCCCATAAGCGGCCCGTGGGGAAGCTCTGCGCCGTGCAGCGCCCAAGAGAACGGGCTGCCGAGATCGCACGTGTCATGGTGCGAGCACGTCGCAGCAAGGCCGTCGACGTACCGGCGCTCGCTGTAGCCAGGATACCAATCCTGCATGTCTCGTGTGTTGTGTTCCCACTCGCTCACTTCGTTCGCTCCTTCCGCGCCGCGAGGGCGGCGCGGGCTGTGGTTCTGCGTTCCTCGGCTGCCGTCGCCCTGCGGTGCAAGTCGAGCCGCGCGACAGGTCTCGGCGCGCGCAACCCATCGGCGTAGAGCACGTTCGCGTGCTCGGCCTCTTCGGTTGCCTCGTGGTACTCGCGCAGCAGGGCGAGCTCCTCCCGCGCTGCGGTGAGCTCGTCGCAGAGCGCGGGGAGCAGCGGCGGCGCGCCGTCCCACAGGGCCGCGTGCGCTTCGTTGTAGCGGTGGGTCGCAGCCATCCATTCGCGCAATGCGAACGAGAGCGGCGAGGCAAGGCGCGCGTCGTGCGCCTCGCGATCCGCGCGCTGCGCCTCCACCGCGCGCGCCAGCAGCCCCCGCGCCTCGTCGAGTGCGTCAGCGGGCCTCGGAGGCAGCCCGTCGTCGCCGCCCTCGAAGAGAATGACCCCCGCGGGCCACTCCGTGCGCGGGTTCGCGGTCTCCTCGGCCGCGAGGCGGTCGTGCTTCGCGCGGATCTTGTCGAGCAAGTCGAGTGCGTCAGCCATGGTCGTCTCCCTTCGAGCGGGCGGCGGCGAGCACTGCGTCTTGCGCGGCGCGGGCTCGCGTCTTCGCCTCGTCGTAGCGGCAGCGCAGCTCGTACTCGTTTGGCGCGGCCGACCCGCGCATCCACGCCTTCGTAGCGCTGGCGAGCGCTTCGTCTGCCGCCACCAGCGCATCAGCCGCCGCGAGGATGCGTTCGGCGCGGGTCACGAGAGGGCCTCGCGCTCGGCAGCCGTCGGCTCCGTGAACGCCGCGCGAATCGCCCGCAAGCACGCCGAGCATACGTGCTCCCCACGACGCAGAGCAACCCGCGCCTCGTCGAGTCCCATGCACTGCGGCTGATCGGCACGCCGGAGCGGACCGCACCAGTTCGCGCTGTGCCCATTCGTGATGCGCCAGACGCAGATCGCTTCGCTCACGTCCCCTCTCCCTTCGCCGCGTCTTCAAGCCTCGACGCGAGCACGCCCGCGAGCCGACACGCCGCGAACGAAGCTCCTCGACCCACGCGCCCCTCGTCGATCTTGTGCAGCAGCGCGGCAAGCTCGCTCACGGCGGCGCGGTTCGCACCCCGGTACCAGCGCAGCACTTCGTCGAGCAGACTCACACTTCGCGCGCGCTCGCACTCGGCCTCGAACTCGCGCAGGTTGCGGAACGGCGTCTCGGCGTCGCCCGATCCCCAGCACTCGTCGCACAGGTCGATCGTCGGCTTCGCGAAGCTCACGCCGCCGCGCCAGCCCGAGCCGTTGTTATAGCAACGCAGCCCCTCGCCGCTGCATCGCGGGCACGGGTGCTCGATGTGAGCTCGTGCGATGTGCTGCATCACCCCTCTCCCTTCGCGCGCACGATCGCGGCGCGCTCTGCGGTCCATGCGGCATCTGTGGTGCGCATCACGCCGTCGTGTGCGCGCTGCATGGCGAGCCAGCCTGCGGCGGTGCCCTCTTGGATGGTGGCGAGCCAGCCCGCGCCGAGCCCTGGGCACCACCCGCGCGTCACGAGTTCGAGCCCAGGCCACTCGCGCGCATCGTCGCGGGCTGTCTGCCACGCGCCGCCGACCTTCTCGACGCTCTTGGGTTGGTACGACCATCGTGCTGGTGGGGCACGCAGCATCCAGATCAGTCCGCCCACATCAAGTGGGTCGCGCGCAACGACGGGCACGAACAGCGGCCCGAAGCCGTGTCGGTCCTGCACCGCTGCCATGTGCTCCTCGTTCGCAGGGTCCGCGAGCATCGGCGCGACCCCACCCGCATTCGGCACGCCCCCCGTCGGCAGCTCGGGCACCGCCTCGTCGAGCCACCCGCCCTCGACCGTCCACCCCGAGGGCGTGCGCGTCGCGCGGGGGCGCCACGAGGCGAGCGGCACCGTGCCTATCACAGCACCGCTCGGGCGCGGGTCGAACGATGTCATCGCTTCGCCCTTCGCGCGCCGCTCTCGCGAGGCGTTGCGTTCCCACGTCACGCTCACCAGTTCCACGCTCGCCAGCACCGCCCGCGCCTCGGCTTCGAGGCGGGCGATCTGCGCGCGGGTGAGGGAGACGGGCGGGTCGCTATCGAGCGGCATTGCGCTCCTCCGAGCTGGTGAAGGCCATGCCCCAGCGGCGCGCGAGCCACTCGTTCACGGGCTGCATCGCCTCGCCGTCGGGCCAGAGGTTCTTGCGGTTCGTCAGCACGCAGTCGCCCGTGAAGTCCGGCGAGGAAACAGGCCACACCCCGGCATCGAACGCGCGCATCGTCTCAAGGTCCGCGTCGCGGTCGCGGAGGAACACCCAGACCGATTCGTCGGCGGCGTAGATCACCTCGGCGAGGGATCGCGCCTCGTCGGGCGTACGCGGCAGTTCTTCAAGCGACGCGAGGTACGCGCGCGCTTCGTCGATGCTCATGTCGGCCGCCTCAATCCTGGACCAGCTCACCGCTCACCTCGCGCGACTGTGGGCTCAAGCGCGGACGCGGCAGCGATGAGAGCGCGGCAGATCTTCGCACCTACGCACTTGCGTAGCGCGTAGTGAATCGCCGTCGGGTTGAGTCCCGCCGCGCGCGAGCCCGCGGCACAGCTCATATGGCGCGCGGCGAGCTGCCGCGCCGCTGCGACAGCACGAATTCGAAGGTCCGCTGATGCACGCTTGCGCCCGGGCAGCTTGAGGTCGCGTCCACGCGATCTCACCGCGGCCACCGTGCGACCCGGCAGCGCGTCGCACAACTCAGCGGTCGACGACGTGATCCAGAGTCGACGGAGCGTCGCATCCTCCGTGTCTGTCCAAGAACGCCAGACGCGCGTCACCGCTCACCTCGCGCGAGGGCGAGGTGAGCAAGCAGGGCGCGCTCCGCATCATGCAGTACACGCCGCGCCTGCTCCGACTCGCCGAGGCATCGGCTCACCGCTGCGGCGTGCGTCTCGGGGGATACCCGCCATGCGTCGTACGCCACCCCGTACGCGGCGCTCGCCAGACCCGCTGCAGCCCTCGCCTCCCGCACCCTCGCCGCCGCCTCGGCCAGCGGAGCGAGGGCATCGAGGCGGGCGAGCATCGCAGCGAAGACCTCGCGGTCGACCACGAGCAGCAGCTGGCCACGCGGGCGCGTGGGGTCTGCCGCGCATAGATCCGCCTCGCGCTTTACCGCGGCATCGTAGCGAGCGAGTCGCGCTCGCGCTTCGCCACGCAGCACCGGCCCCCACGCACGCTTCGGCGCGACAGGCTCTTCGATCGCCCTCGCCTCGCTCGCCGCGTCTTGCTTCGTGCTCACGCTGTCCCTCAGTCCGTGCACGCGCACGGTCTTGCGTCGTCGGTGTTGCTCGCAATGGCGAGCTCGCGCCCCGTAAGTCGCTCGATAGGCACGAGCGCGCTGTCGCGCAGCTCGCGGAACGAGGTGTTCTTGAGGAACTGCCGCCCGGTGCGGCGTTCCTGCTCGACCCACCAGTCGGCCTCCGCTGGGTCGCGCGCGATGGCGTCGCGGATGGTCCCGGTGCCCTTCATGAAACAAA